TCGCGTGTAAGCTTCTATTGATAAATAAGGTTTTAGCCGATTAAGCTCGTCGAGCGAATCGTTGAAGATCTCTTGCTTGGTACGCACGCTCTCGGTTATATCACGCGCCCTTGCAGCTTCTTTTTCGTATTCTTTGAGTTTATAAAGCTCCATATTGAAAGCTTTATTTTTCTTTTCCATTGCCTGCACAGTTTTATCAATCACCGGCGGCAATAGCGTTTCTGTGCCTGCAAGTTTTTTATTGGCCTGCGCCGCATCTTCTAGCGTTTTGTTACCGTTCAAGACGGTATCAACAAACTTGTTGTATGATTGGCGCGATTCAGCGTTCAATCGATTAAGTTCTGCTTCGATAGCAAAATATTGGCCATAATCGAATTTTGCGATTGCGCCAGCTTGTGCAATGGCCGCGCCAATTGATCGCGCAATGCCGTTGAAAGTATCGGCTACCGTGTAACCGGCTATTGCGATACCTTTGAGAATTGGTAAAAGGATGTTAGATGATAGGCTAAATTGGTTAACCTGATCGGTTGCGCCAACAAATGCCGATATGATGTTATTTATACCTGGCAACAGATCAGCGATAAGGCGAGTTTTAACGCCAGCGATCCGGCCTTGCAAAATGGTTAACTGGTCGTTGAATAGATCGGCTTGTTCTGCTGATTCATTAGTCCAGCCTGAATACTTTTGATGCGCGTTAGCCGCTTCGATTAATTTCTGGCTGCCTTCGTTTAACAGCGGTATTAATTCGCGGCCGGACTTGCCAAATATCTGATTCGCAATTGCAGATTTCGCCGCGCCATCTTGAATCTTTGAGAATCTGTCTGATACATCTAAAAGCACCTGGTTTGCGTTACGCAATGAGCCATCGGCTTCTCTGGTGGCAATTCCAAGCGCTTTGAATGCGTCGGCGTCGTTATACAACTGCTTCGACATTTGGCCAACGGCTTTTGCCACCGCGTCCATTGTCGTGCCGTTCAATTTGGCTTGTTTCTCAAGGCCGCCGAGTTCGTTAACAGTAAGGCCGGTTATTTTGCTTAGATCATTTAATTTATCACCAGCATCAGCGACACTTTTCACCATGTTCGCAATACCAGCGACAGAAATACCGACGCCAATGGTTGCCAGCACCTTATTCATGCCATCAACAGCACTTGAAACTGTGCGCTTCGCATTGTCCATGTCGCTTTGCAGCCGCGCCATGTTAGCAAGTAATTGAATTTCTAATTGTCCCGCGATCATAAGTTTGCCGCTTTTCTAATAGATTCTTTTACTTTGATTGTTTTAATGTATCCAGCACACATATAACCAGGCGCATCACTCCAAACCGTTTCAGCATCTTGTTTCTTCGCTTTGGTACATTCATCAAGGTATGCAACAGATAAGCGCTTAAGCATTCTTGCTTCAAATGATTGCAACTCAACGCCGGTATTTTCTTGCCAGCTTCTGATTTCGCTGTGCGTTAACGCTTCGCCATTCGCTGTCATACCTATTTCAAATAAGTATTCAAGAATGTACGATGCGTCACACTCTGGCAAAGCAACATTCAGGTTTCGATTTATGAAAAACTCACGCCTCGAAACCTCGTTGCTATCTTCTAATGCAGCATTCAGCCACGCCAGATGACGAATATAAATTTCTAATTCGTCGCCTAGCGTTTCGTAAAATTTGACCAATCACTAATGTATTTTGCTACCTGATCGGCAACGAATCCGATTGATACATCAGCATAAACAGCCATAAATAATTCTCGACCAGCTAAATTGTCATACTCCAGATTTTCGAATGATTCGGTGCAATCTGCCAAAAACTCTGAAGATTCTGCTGCACGCTGCTCTGCTGTTTGATCGCTCTTGCCCTTGCGCTTCAACTTATCAAGCAAGCGGTTGTTTTGCGCCGCCTGCGCTCTGGCGTATTGCTTTGATCCGGGGCCGTATAAATTAACGGCCACCGGCTTGCCTTCATCGGTGTACATAAGCTCATCGTTAGCGTCCCTTAGATGTAGCTTTGATGTTGGCTCAACAGAGTATTTTCTAATGTCCATATAAATTCACCTTAAACGGCTGCAACGATAACAGGATCTCTGCACACGTTGATTGTGGCGGTTCGTTTCATTACCTGGCCTGATCCAGCTTGAGTAAGCTTCCAAGCAGACACCAGTACGTCAAGATAATGTATCTCGCCGTCCGGGTAAGTGATCTTCATTGAATAGTGGTTAGCTGATGCGTCAGCGGCCTTCAGAATTACTTGGCCGCCATCTGCCGGTATGTCTGCCATCACCATATCGCCAGAACCATAACGCGCTGTGCCTTTCAGATATTCAACTGCGCCACTGATCGGCTCGAACTCATTAACCTGGCGTTGTGCGCCAAATTCTGGGAATGTTTCAACCTTGCCAATTGTTGTGTAAGAGATTGTTGTTGCACCGTAACCAGATGAATCATAAGTGGCTGGTAATGATGCGCTGATTGCGTAGGTGGCTCCGGTAAAACTTGCTGCGGCTGTATGTGCTGCCATCTTGATTTCTCCTGCGCCTCACGGCGTTTAGGTAAAAAAAAACCGGATGCTTTGTAGCTATCCGGTTTGCTCGGTGTTACTTCTTCTTTAATCTATCGTATAAATCTCACCAAATAATCAATTGATTGTTCATAAATTGCCGGGTTATCGGTGTATAAATCAGGGCCATCTGATTCATATTCGATGCTATCAACATCAAAGCCGTTAACCTCTCCGCGCACGCTATTTGCTAAAGCATTTCTCATCAACGCGATTATGCTTTTTTGCTGAGAATAGCTTGTTGCAAGCACTGTGATCTGGATGCGCTCGGTCACAAGTTGATTTGATCCCCTATTAAGAACATTATGTTCTTGGCCGCTGATTTGCCTGATTGATATAGCTGGCAGTTGAGTATTGATCGGCATTAACCCGCCCTTGATTCTGCTTGCCGGTACGGTTGCCGTTGTCAATGAATCATCAGCCAAAAAATAGCGAATGATAGAAACCCCACTCATTCGTCTACCTCGATCATTATTTCTGCTGTATCCATCCCATGCTTCGTAGAAAGGCGTTTTTTAATGTATTCACCAGCCGCAGCTACAGCGGCGCTGGCTTGTAAATCTAGCGCTGGGCGCATAAAAGGTTTTGGCTGTATGCCTGGATGCTCGTCATGCGGCCTTGTGCCGTACTCAATAAAATGAGCGTAAAAAACATCGGCTCCTGCTTTTATTTTGCCGCCTGCTTTTACGCTTGCTGTGATCTTTCGGTCGCGCTTATTAATGCGCCCTGATATTTTGATGCTATCGCGCAGCGCTCCAGCATAAAGCTGGTATTTGTTCTTGTTTGTTTCTGATGGATCGCCAATTGGCGCAGCATTTCTGGCCGCGTCGCGTATCGGTTTGGCTCCTGCACGCAAAGCGCCGCGCAAAACGTTTGCCTCCATCTTTGCAGGTAACTGATCCAAGAATTTTTGCAGATCAGATAAGCCCTTGACCCTGATTTCTGTCATGAACTGAACTTTTCAATCATGCATTCAATATGAATTTTGTTATTTATGGATGCAGGGCCGGACACTATTTGGTAAATTTCACCATCAACAACGATCCGCATTGATGAATCAATATCTGTTCTGTATCGCGCACGCCACCTTGCCGGATTTTTTGCTATATCAATGCTGCGCTCTTGTGATTCGGCTCTGCTTGGCAATATGTCTTGAATCTCGCACCAAACTACCGCAACCAACGCCCACACAACATTGTCAGATCCATAATCACGATCCTGCGTGACAGTTTTGCGCTCAATGCGGCAGCGTTGATTCAACTGCACATTCATTTTCTTTTTGGTTTTTGCTCTGGGAATGTTGCAGGATCAATTTGCTCTGATCTGCGTGGTGGCCTTGTGCCTACATTTTGTATTTCAGAGTCCATGCGCTCAACTTCAACACCTGCTGTGCGTATTTCCGCAATAATCTGATCCAGCCCTTGTTTTAGCCCTCTGAACCCTGTATGCGCGTGTATTTCTTCATAGCGATCAGGATCAAATCCTAGCAATATGATCCTTTTTGCGCCGCCTTTAAAGGCTATTCTGATTGCTGCTAATGCGTTATTTCGAATCTCTAACAAATAACCATCTGGCATTTGAACTTGCTCGTACATCATGCCAGGATATAGCGCATCGTAATCATCATGATCTACGCCTATTACGCGCATCCCTTTAAATCCTAGATTATCGGCTTCTTCCCAGAACGGATGATGCGGATCAAGTGCTACAAACATATCAGCCCAAGGCGCAAATTTAACCGCCCGATTTACCGCTATGGTTTTATAGCCTTCTGCTTTGGCTGCCAGATCCTCTGTCATATCGGGGCCTGCGCCGAGTATCGCTACTGTCTGCCCTGCAAATAAATCCGCAGGTATTTGCCATTTTGTACTCATTACAGCCCCCAAATCCTTTCAGAATCTAACAAACCATCAACAAAGTGCGGCAAAAATACCGGCGATCCATTCGCAAATGTTATCTCGTCGCGTGCTTCGTACAATGTTTTTACGCGCATTAATATCCAGTTTTTAACGCATTTCGGCACTGCTGATGCTGTCCCATAACCAGCCACAAATCGCACGCGAACCGCATTGATCTGATTTCTGGTCGTAGGCCATGTTTTATCGTATGCCGGAGTTATTCTCGACGGCATTACCGCTGCACTAGTGGCGTCCACAATGTAATCATTACTGCTAACTGTTTGTGTTGCTCCCGCATCGTCAACGTATGTTATCGATGTCACTGATTGCAAAGGCGGCAGTTTGATTTCCCATGCCGGGAAGCTATCAAGATATAAATCCACCGTTTGCGTGATTAAATAGCGCTTTAAAATTGCCTCAGCATGTTGTCGTGCCGATGTTATCAATATGTTTAGCAGCGGATCGCTTGTCGTGTTAGCACTAGGCGCTTGTGCGCCTAAATTAGCGTCCGCTATGTTATCCGTATAAGTTGTAGTTGTGTTATCTGCTATTGTTGCCAAATAGAGATACGTTGAACCGCCTGCGGTTGTGCGGTAAATTTTACGCGCCGTAACGGTTGAACCGCCGATAGGAATTGCAGTAAGCGCTATGCGCCCGTTTGTTGTTTTATCTGAAACAATGATCGATTGAGATATGTCGCCGCCTTGCGTTTCGCCGTCAGCGGTTGCAAACGTCACGCGGTATCGATGCGCTCCATTATCAACATTGCCTGCACCGCCAGCCAACGCCACGGCAACTACTCCGGGCGCAGGCTCTTGGTTCTGTGCATCTATGCGGCAATGCGCCATCACTTCTGCAATTGTCACCGGCTCGGTGGCCGGTTGACTATAAACAACAAATGTCATTATGCAGGCGGATTGGCAGTTGGCAGAATTTGCGGTACTGTAATCGCAACCACACATAAAAGCGCAACGCCGGTATTATTTGCTGGTGTTATCGTGCAAGTAACGTAGCGTTTTTGCCCTTTGTAGCCGATTTTGAAACATTTATTGTCATCATCAAATTTAAAACCTGCTAACAATTCAGTTCCAAGCAAATCAGCATCAGCAACGGCATTTGCTCCTGACATTCCTGAATCATCAGATTCTTCGATTAATACGGTAAAAGTTGCATCGGCATCTGCAAGTGATCCGGTAGCAATCGCAAACACTAGCTGATCGACGCCCTGCATATCGATTATTTGCGATACAACAGCCGCGTCACCTGTTCCGTGATCGTATGGGCTGATGCCGCGCTTTAAATTAATGCTATTAAACAAATCTGTTCTCATGGTATCTCCAAATAAAAAACCAGCCGAAGCTGGTTATTTTTGAAATTAAGCTGCAAATTTTAAGAATTTGACCGCTTCAAAGTTTACTGCGCCCGATCCTGTGCGTTTCGTGCTGTAAAACACAATGTACGGCTTGGCCGTATATGGATCTCTCAGCGTGCGAATACCGATACGATCAACAATGGTGAATGCTTCTCTAAAATCACCAAATGCCAGCGATAACGAATCAGTTGCCAATGTTGGCACGTACTGATCGACGAAAACAGGATAACCATTCAAGCGATCAGGTTGCCCCATTTGCAAACTAGGCTCCCACAAGTACAAATCACTGGTTGCACCTTTAAGTTTTCGCAACTTAGTACGCACTTCGCGCCGCATTAACCATGAAGCATTCTGCAAGTATTGATCTTTAAATGCGCCGATCAGATCAAACAATGGATCAGCTTTTGTTGTCGTATTAAAGTCAGCGTTAGTGCCGGTTTTAACATGCTCAAAAGTACCCCATGCGCGTGTGTCGTCAGCGGTTGCGGCGGTTGTGTAACTAAACAATCCACGCGGCTTGCCTACGCCGTTACCAATTGTAAATCCAGACCCTTCAACCCTGGCGAACTTATCGGCAACCTTTACAGCTAACCACCCTTCAACATCGGTCGCAGCATCGTCAATAAGTTTTTGGCTGATCTTAGGCATTGCGTACATTTCATGCGTTTCGATCTCCCATTTGCCTACTTGCGGTGTGGTGCTATCGCTGCGTGATCCCAATTCAGAAACCCATCCTGCATCGGCTTCGTTATTATCGATCAGGCCTTCAATCTTTTCAGTTGAGATTGTTTGAACGTTAGCAATTTGGCGCATTGTTGATTGCTCGTAAATCTTACCAACCACTCGACCGACAGTTGAATGCGGCAACAGATACCCGCCATCAGGATCAGATCCGGCGCTCATTGCCTTGCGCTCATCAGAACTCAACGAATCTAACGTAGTACCACCAATCAGCTTAAAAAAAGCCGATTTATAGTGCTTATAACCTTGCGCGTCAAAATCTGCCGGCGCTGCTTTGCCTTTGCCTTGATATTCTGCACGCATCATTTGATTAAAGCTTTTCACCTCTGCCGCGATCTCCTGATCCTCATGCGTACCAGTACCAGGCGCCGTCATTTTGGCCATGAAATCTTCAATGGATTTGCGATCCTCTGAATATTTATCCATTGCCTCGTTGATCGTTGCAAGTTTTAGCTCAAGATCAGCGACAGCTTTACCTTCAGCTTTTGCAGCAATCAATTCGTTATTGGTTTTTTTGAACTCTTCCCACGCCTGACCCTGTTTTTCGATCAGGTTTTTAACCTCTATAATGTCGCTCATATCCTTTTCTCCTGCGCCTCACGGCGTAAAAAAACCCGGCGTGCCGGGTTAGTTATTCTTACTGCGCTAATTAATGCTCAATCATTCACAAAATATTGCCTCTACGCTTTAACGCTTCGACGATTTGCGCTAAGTCCTCGCCAGCCTCACCGCTGGATGATCGCTTAATGCGTGCAATCAAGCCTTTAGCCTGATTGCGTGATAGATTCGCTGCCTCGCGCAGAAAATCCTCAATTTCTGGTAATGTTTCTAATTCATCGATACTTTTAACCGATCCGACCCTGGCTTTATCGTTTGCAGGGAAGGTTACAAGCGATATTTCAAATAAATCGATTGTTTTAATAGATCGAACTTGCTTTTGATCTTTCTGCAGAATCTCCCATTCTTTGGCCTGGTAGCCAATGGATAGCCCGTTTATTGCCGGTCTTGGCTCCATTTTTAGCAGCTTGTATGCTTCAATGCCGCGTTGAGTATCTGCAAATTGCCCGGATACCTTCAATCCTTTGCTATCTTCTTCGAGCGATGTATAAACGCCGATTGGCATCATATCCTCAGAGTTCATGCCCCAACCGCCGTGTTGCAGCAGCATTGCTGGCCATTCTTTCTTGCCGGTTTTAACTTCATCAAGATAATTTGCAAACGCACCCGGCTCAATCACATCATTGTACGAATCAATGTTTTTAAAAACCGCGCCGTAGCCGTCGAATGTCATGGTTGCAGATTCAGATTGAGCAAATTTAAGCTCGGTCAATCCGCAATAAAAGCTTTTACGTTCCATATCAAGCTGCCTCCTGGCTGTTAATCTGATCCTGTCCCACGATATTTGCCGGTATTCGCAATTTATCGCTATTAGGATCGGCATCGGGATTCTTATCCAAAAGCGCCCGCCCTTCGTTAGCCGTTAAAATACCGCCGTTAACATAGCCAAGTATCGTTTCTTTAGTGTCAACCAAAGATCCGCGCAATAATCCTTCTTCAACGAAATTGAAGTAATAGCCTTGCTCACGCTCTTTATCGGTTAATAGAGTGGCGTCAAAGCATTGTTCTAACCGCTGATACCACGGCGCAAGTGTGTGAACAACATGCGCCAGAAACATTTGTTCTGCGCTGGCATAAGTGGTCGCTTTGTCAGAATAGCCGACCATGATCGGCATGACTCGCGCAAATCTACAAATTTCTTCAATTTGAAAGCGCCGCTGTTCAAGACTTTGCGCGTCAATACTAGTCATCTGCGTAGATGCCCATTTTGCGTTTCTATCTAAAATAAGCGCCTTGCCTGCATTTTCTGCGCCTGAATAGTGCTTTTCTATCCAATCGGACAGGCTTCTATAGGCATCTGCCTGTAAAACACCTTCAACCGAATAAACACCTGACGGTTGCACGCCGTTGTTGTGTAAACTAGCAGCCGCGCTTTCAGTGGCCATTGCCAACCCAATTGCTTCACGCGCATGCGCTACCGCTTCCAATCCGTACCAGCCATTCATTGATGGCCCACGAACATGCAAAATCGATTCTTTCGGAAATATCTTTTTGCTTCCATCATCTGCCGTCACTTCATACGATAATCTGCCATTATCGAAGGTAACTACAACAGAATTTGGTGCAAATGGATAAAGTTCTATGATCTTGTTACCCTGGCGATTGATAAAGCTGTAATGATTTCCAGCGAGTGCAACGTGCCAACAAACCATCTCGCGCCATTCGAAGCTCGTTTGCCAGCGATTAGGCTTTGATGCCATCTTGTCGTAAAGATTATGCTTAACGGCCTTGTTGCGCGTCTTGCCATCGCTGGATACTTGCATCAATTGCAGCGGCACCTGTGCCACGCCTTCGCCAATTACCCGGCAACACGCGAACACTGTTGATACATCAATTGCGTTTGCTATGTTCACAACTCTGCCGGTTGCGGTTTTCTTGCTGCCAAATAGCTCAGTGAACAGGCTATAAGTATCGTATTTACGCTCGAATATGCCGCTTAAAATGCTCATTTACCGCTTTTCCTGGCTATATTAACGGCCATCAATGCGCCAATAGTTATCGCAAACAAGCCGCCGCATATATACCCGGCTGGCTCATATATTTCATAACATCCATAAGTCACAGCTGCCGCGCCTGTCCATATCAACAGATCAGATACTACGTGCCTCATGCCGCTTCCCAGAATGATTTCTCATTATTTGCCGCATTTGGCATAACGCCTACCGCCATAGCTAGCGCCACCATGCCATCAATACGGCCTGATGATTTTTGCTTTGCAAACTTTCTATTGCCCGTCGAATCGGTTATTACCGTTGCATTGGACGCGCACATTGTTAAAACCGGATGATTGCCATGCCGCAGCTTGTTATTTAATAGCAGCGATTCAGTTTCACGCAATGCCGGTGACATGCTGACAAACCCCTGGCCATATTCAATAAAACGCGCCAATTCCTCATCGCTAAACCCTACGCGCTCAAGCCACGGTTTAAGAAATTTCATGTTGTACCTATCAAAGGCTATTGCTTGCACATTGCATCGGTCGAATAAGTCGCGCAAATATTGTGCAATGTATTCATATTCTATCGATGACCCTGGTGTCGTTTGCAAATAACCTGATTTTGCCCAAATATCGTAAGGAACCCGGTCATTTCTTGATTTATCTTCCAGCCCGTTTGATGGCAACCAGAATGTAGGCACAACATCAAATCCGTTGTCGCGCTCTGAAAGCAAAATTAATGCGGTTAGATCGTTGACGCTTGATAAATCCAAGCCCCCGTATACCGTGCAACCATCAATATCATGAGGTATTTCGCCATTATTAAGCCATATCTGCCGCGATATAAAAGGATTGCTTGCTTCTACCCGCTGATTAAGTATCAGGTTGCGATAAGCAGACTCTCTGCTAGGCATACGCTTTGCTTCATCAGCTTGCCGCATTACCTCTAACCGGTTCATGAATTCATCAAAGTGCGGATTTGCTAATCTGATCGATTCTTCGTTGAACGGATCAGAATCCATCGGCGCTTCATGCAAAACAACTTTCAAACGCTTATCAGCGCCATTCTTTGCATCATCTATTAACAATGACAATAAATCCGCATCTGTTGGTGCTTGCGTGCTAATGATTATTGATAGCGGATCGGATTGAGCGGCTCCAGCAGTTTCGAGCGCTTCGTACAGTTCTGACCTCGGCCCTTTAACTTGGCCTAGCTCGTCATGAACCACAAAGACCGGGCTTAATCCATACGCCGTTGACGCCTCTGCCGATAGCGCTTTATACAAAGTACCAAGATCAGCGCAAAATAATTGTTTCGCCGTATCTCGTACTGTTATAACTTGATTCAATTCTGGTGACATTCGCACCATTTTCGCAGCAAGTGCAAAAAGTATTGCTGCTTGATCGCGTGATTGCGCTGCGCTGTATAGCTGGCTGTTCGCTTTTGCCTCTGGACCGCATAAATGAAGCAAGAGCAGAAAAGCGCTGAATGTTGTTTTGGCATTCTTACGCGCCATGCTAAGAATAAACATGCGCGTCGGCGTGTCGTATATTTGCTTAATCCATTTCTTTTGATGATCGGTAAGCTTTACCGGCTGGCCTACAAATCTACCTTCTGGCACTTTGCATAGCGCCTCGATCCATTGAATATTCTTGTCGCCGCGTGTTAGCTTTCTACTTCGTGCGTTAGCATTTGCCACGGTTTTTGTGTTTTAGAATTATTTGTTAATGCTCTTGCGACTGTTTGCTGATCTATTGCTTGCCTAGTTATGCGTAGCCGCGTAGCAAGCGATGAAGCGGCTCTGCTTTCTCGCTCTGATAATTTTAACAGCGTGTCATAACGTCTCAATCCATCATCATCAGCTAACCATGCTCTGTCGAAATTTATCAACTCATCCGCAATGATTCGATTGTTCACAACATGCCGACAATACATTTCAAGCAACGGCCTATGCGTAGCAGTGAATGCACTTGCTGGTTGATCGTTAACAACTTCAGCCCATACCGCCATTTCCGCATTGCTCATGGTTGCCGGTGGCGATACCCTCTGTGCAACACCAATATCAGGCGTCTTAACCGTCAAAGATGCAATTGATTTGCGCCCTCTTGTGGCCATTTTTTTAAATACTAATTAGCTTTTTGGTTATGTTTATGAAAAAAGAGG